ATCACCAGTAGGAACCGGGACAGACTCCTGTAAGTTTTCATCGCGGAACCATTCGTTCCAAATCAAATTAATAGCGCGATTGAAAAGAGCAGAATGAGAGACAGTGCCAGTAGAAGTAAGTTGGCCCTTAGTGGGCAAACCCATATAGTCCTGTAAGGAATTGGGAAGATAACCACCAGCAGGAGAAACAACTTGAGGGACAACGTAATCAATAGAATCAGCAGGATTACGACGTTCACCCATAAATTTCTGCCAATTGTCCCAAACAAGGCGATTGGGAACAAAGAAGAAAAAGGTGTCCATGTGAAGGTTGTCCATCACAGGGAAAAGAGGAGTAGCCAGACGGCTAAAAGCAGTCATGGAAAGGTTGAATGAATCACCAGGAAGGATTTCATCAACATAGATAGGAACGAGATAGCCAGCATCAAAAGTAGTTTTGTGGGCAGACTCAATAACGAATTTCGAGCGCGGAATATCCGCGCGGGGAGTCATTGCGAAGTTATGCGCAGAGACAGATTTAGCATTGAAGTTAGCCATAATAAAACCTTAAACAGTTTCACGTGAAACAACGTCGGAACCACGAACAATCAGTTCGGGAAGGATAGAGGCAAAAGCGCCAAGGTCAGAGTCATAGGAACCAACATGATAAAGCTCGAAATCGGAAGGAGCGAGATTGAGCATATTGTCAGGATGGGGAGTATTAACTTCATAGGAAAAAGAGCGAGTAGCAGTATCAGAATTAACTGACGAAAAAGGGAAACCAAAAGAAGAAGCTTTGATGTCACGAACAGCAAACATAGGATATTTCATGATAAATGCCTTTTTGTATTAACAGAAGAAAGAGAAGCTATCTTGACTTCTTCAGCAGAAGCAAGACGGTCAGGGGAAAGGTCACCACGAGAGCGAGATTGGTAACCAGAAAATTCACGTTCGGATTTAAGGTCATCGAAACGGGAACGGTCAGAACGGCGGAGCAAACGATCAAAGTACTTAGGGGGACGCAAACGGCGGCCATCTAAAACAACATAATCATGCCCGTTATAAACATCACTTGAATAACGATC